TAATGCTGCGTCGCGCCAGGTCATGGTCCTCCGCTGAATGTCCCAACGCCGGGGAAACCACCGAATGGTAGTTCAGCATTCTGCCCAAAGCGTAGGTGGCAGCTATTAAGCCGCTTGCCGCATACATCACCAGAGGCGCTCAACACTGGCTGGTCTGCAGCATCAAAATAGTTGGTGCCCGTGTAGCTGCATTCTGCAGAGCGATATGTCCATGGGCATAGGTTGGCGATGCACTGCCGCTTCGGTGCCCGCACACCAGCAAGGTCAAAGCTGGCGGCTAGTTCAAACTCTACAATCTCACGATTCTCGGCGCTCTTGCGGTCGATGTAAAAAATCTCACGCGGGAACTCGGCGCTAGTGTCTTCCGTTGGGTTGAGTGGTTCCAGCAGGAAACTGCCGCCATCTTCAAGCAGCAGCGCATCGCTATCTTCCGTTAGCAGGATGTCGCCACTTACTGGAAAGTTAACAGCGTCAAGATACTTAGCTAGCATGCGGATGCGCGTTACCTTGGCACCTTCCAAGCCAACCGGCAAGCTAAGGATGATTGCCGTAACTGTGCCGAAGATATTGCTGACGCGAATCTTGGGACGCGGTAGTGATCCCTGCCCGCTGTACTCAAATCCATCCGCTTCAATTGGAAACTTGAGGTAACTATTACCGCGCCAGATCACATCGCCGTTGTTGACTAAATTGGTGCCGGGGTGAAAACGGTAGATCTCATTGCTGCCGTGGATGGCTGTAACCAGCTCAAGTTCAAACAGCTCAATAATTGCACTTGGGCTAGCTGTCTGAAAATCACCCGACAGGATGGTAACTGCCATCCATGTAACGGTGCCATCTACCGTTTCATTGCCAATAAACGATGGCCAGAACGGCTCAACCGCACCAGTTGTACCAGCAACAACGCAACGAAAGAAGAAGCCAGTACCTGGATCGGTGAATGGCTGGATGACATCACCAACGCTATGCGCAGTAACGCTTTGCCAAGGGGTAGGTGCGCTCACGGTTCAAACACGCGGCGGAAGGTTGCCTGGATGGCGCTGTTGTTGAAGTTACTGTACTGCGTGGTCCACTCGTCGCACACAACCTTGATCGGCTGGGCGCTTATGGGGTCGGTCCAGGTGAAGGCAGTAACAGCCTTGGCACCACGAAGGTAGTTGCGAATTAAGTCGCGCTCGCTGTTTGTGCGGTTGTCAAATGCGAGGCTCCACTCCTCCTTCTGAGGTTGAAGTCCAAACACGATGCGCTGTCTGTAGCCTTCACCAAACTCTGTGGCGCGAGACTGGGTTTCGTAGGACTTGGTTGCCGCGTAGTCGGGGATGTAGCTGAAGGCTGTTGAGGGTGCTGCGGGCAGTGTCAGATTGGGGCCGCCGGGCACATACTGCAGTTCAAACTTTGCCGTGATCGTATTTAGAAAGCAGGAGTCAAGGCTGGTTTCCCATGAGGTGCAAACGAAGGAGCCAGTTTCACTGAAGGGTGTTGTCCACTCAAACGGTTCGGCACCTCTACGCGCCTCCAAAAAAGCGTAGATGTCGTTGCGGTCAGAAGCGCTGCGGGCGCTGAAGGTAAGATCCCAAGTGTCCTGCAGCGGGTTTATGCCGAAGGTGGTGCGCTGCTCGTAACTAGGGAACGCAGTACGAGCAGCGCGAGGGTTGCTGCTTTCGCTAATTGGGAAATCTGGGACGAAGGCGAATACAGCCATGGTTTATCTAGCTCCTGCTAGCAAGCCGCCGGGGCGTTGTTGTTTGATCAGCTCCTGTTGGACAGCGCCAGCAATGACGCGACCAAGCTGGGCGCCTTGCCCTGGATCACCCTGCACCTGCGTACCCTTAGCGTCTACCGACACATTGACCGTAACACCAGAGCCCCCTGCTGAGGCAACACCTAACTTGCCATCAGCGCCACGCTTGAGCGGCATGATTGCTTCAGGGCCAGCTTCGCCCATGACACCCGTGGCCATAGCACCGCCACGAGCAAACTTAAACATCGTGGGACGGTTGACGATGCCGCCATTGGCGTAAGGGACGATGCCGTTCTGAGCGAAGGTGCCTCCTTTAGCGAACGCTCCGCTGTAATCAGGAATGCCGCCCAAGGCTGGAATACCGGCATCAAAGTTGCCGCCAAAGCCGGCGGCATTAGCAGAGAAGCCGCCACCGCCAGGGAAGATTTTAACGATGGTATTCAGGATTGCCAGCGTGATCCATTTTGCAATCATCTTGGCAACCATGTCAGCGAAGTATTCCGCGACGCTGCTAAAGAAGCTGGCCAGTGCTTCCTTAGCTGTCATGCTGCCAGTAATAACACCCTTTATTGAATTGCCAAATGCATCGCCAATAGCAGTAGCGGCGCCAACAACTTGATTGCCGATATTCATCAATTCATTCAACTCGCCTTGGATGCGAATAATTGCATCACCAATAACCCTGCCAGGCGCATCGCCACCAGCAACACGATCCTGCTCAGCCCTGCCTTCGCCTTTGATCCGCTCAAGCTCTTTGCGCTGACGCTCGATTTCATCAGCGGAGGCCCCATCCGCCTCGGCTTTAACAAGTGCTGCTTCAGCAGCGCGAATTGTCTCCTCAACAACCTTTCTGGTCTCTAGATATTGTTTTGCCGTTACAGGCAAAGTTCCCTGCGTAATCAACTCACCATATTCACGCTCAAAAGCAGCGCGGTCCTTGAACTCCGCTACCTGCTTGGAGACGGCTTCCATTGACTTTTTCAGTTCATCATTTGCTTTCTTCTCTTGCTCGGCAAGAGTGAAAGCAAGCTTGGAGGATTCCTGGGTTGACTGCCTTGTCAGAATTTGAAGCCTTAATGCTTTATCTTTTGCGGGAATTTTTTCCAGCTCTAGCTTGGCCGCTTCACTCGCTAAACGAGTCTGAGCAACAAGCGTTTGCAGAATTGCAGCTTCACGCTCATTATTCTCTAGCCTTGCTTGAGAAATTAACGATTCAGCCTCAAGCAATTGATCCATTAAGTTCAATTCAATCCGCAGCTCAGCTGCACGGCTCTCTGGCCCCTTGGCTCCCTTCCCTGCGCCGCCGCTTGCGCCGCCGCTTGCCCCCCCGCCCCGATCAAAATTGAGAGAGCCTGTTCGTCTAGACCGGAAACGAACCTGAGAGCTGGGTGCTCCATAGCGCCCAAATCCACCAGTGTCCCCAAAAGTGCCAACGGGGCCTCCCTGTGCAGGGCGACTTGATGCGCCGGCTGCATACTGCGCAGCACCGGCAAGCGCTGAAGCCGTATTACCGCCAAGGATATTGCGAAGCGGTGCCGGCAGAGCTTCCCACCAGTTCGCCAGCATTTCAGTCAAGCCGTTAAAAGCTGCTGATGTATTTGCGCCAATGTTGTTCATTGCATCAGCCCAAGAATTATCAACTTGGGATGCGCTTGATGCTCCAGATTGCGAAACAAATCCAAACAGGTCATCGAACACCTGCTGAATAAAATTGCCAACACTGGACATGTTCTGACCTAGTCCTTCAAAAGCTCCGGAGATTCTGTTTGTTGCAGACTCAGCATCGCCGGCCATGGCATCCATGCTGTTTCTAAAATCACCAGCAACAACGCTGCCAATGTTGTCAACCCAGTTCTTGAATATCTCGTTGTTGTCGTAAACCGCCTTGCCAAGCAGGCCAAGTCCGACAACGCCAGCGGCAATCCACCCAAAAGGTGAAACAGCAAGTAGAGACGCAATTAACCCTTTAACAGCCAGCCCGGCAGCCGAAGCCGCGCCCCCCATTGAAGCGATAGCCAATGATACTTTTGCAAACGCAGCCGCAACGCTTGTCGCCAACGGAATGGCTGCTGCAATTGCGCCAAATCCCAGCAGCACTTTTAGTGACTCTGCAATCAAGCCAGCGTTGTCGGCAACAACTTTTGCGGCTGTTGCAATGCTTTTTGCAAAGTCAACAATCGCCTGCTCGTTTTCAGCAAACGCCGTTGCAAACGCTTCTTGGAACTGCGCACCCACCGGCTGCAGCTCACGCCCCACTGCTTCACGAATGCGTGCAAACGTGGTTGCCATCCGGTCGCCTGCAGATTGGCTGCTGGCGGCGATCTCATTTGCGGAGGCGCCATAGCGTTGGCTAAGCGCCTGCACAAATGTCATGAAGTCGTTCAGGCCTACCTCACCCTTCTCCAGCATCTTGTCCAACTCTTGCGGCGTCTTTCCAATTGACTGCGCAAAAATCGTGAACGCACCAGGCAGGCGCTCACCAATTTGTTGCCGCAGTTCCTCTGCACTCACCTTGCCCTTGCTGAACACCTGCGACGTTGCAAGTAGCGCAGACTGCATATCCGACAAGTTGCCGCCCGTGCCACGGATACCAGCAGCGATGCCTTCAAATGCCAACTTGGCCGCATCTACGTTGCCGCCCGCACCGATCACGCTTGCAGATAACTGCGTGAATTGCTTATTGAGTTGATCTTGCGGAATCGCAAGCCGACGGCTGGTGGCATCAATAAATTGCAAACTGCGCTCGTACTCAGCTTGAGTGCCAACCACATTGCGCAGAGCAATCCGCTGCTTGTCAATTTCAGCCGTGAAGGCTGCCATCTGACCCAGCGATTGCCGAATCATGCCAACCTGCGCACCAATGGCAGCACCAGCAAACGCCCCCGGCACGCCCCCAACTGCAGCGCCAGCCGCGCCACCAATCGCGCCCTCAGGGCCGCCAAAGATGCCGCCACTGATGACAGCACCAGCCGCTTGCGTTGCCTCCGTCGCACTCATGCGGCGGCGACGGCGCTGTGAGCGCTCAAGCTGCGCATCAAGCTGCTGGACCTGACGGCTTAGCTGCTTGAATTCCGCACCTGTTGTAGGCAGTGTGTTGCGAAGCGTTACAAGCGAATCGCGGTAACGCTGGATGCTGTCAATGCTGCCGTTATTGGCAGCTGCAGCTCGCTGTACCTCTATGCGATAAACACTGAGATCAGCAGCAGCATCTTTTGCTGCTTTGGCTTGCATTTTGATCTGGGCTTCAAGTGCTTCGCCGCTCATCCCAACTGCAGGGGGCGCTCCAACGGCGGCGGTAGGTAGGAACTGCTGTTGGAATGTTGACCGAGGGGAGTAGCCGCGAACATCTACTCCCGCACCGAATGTTGTCTCTACTTGCCCTGTTAAGCGCCGTGCGCCGCCACTCCTCGCCTGACCAGTGCCAGGCGCACTTGTCATTCCCGCTGCAGGCAGCATCAACGGCGTTCCAGCCACCCCAGAACGCACTGCAGTGCCCAAGTCACGCATCGCCTGCGCCTGCTCTTGCACGGCGCGATTGCTCATGTAAAGCGCCGTTACACGCGCTGCTGCAGAGCTGCGTTCAGCAGTCGCTGCTTGCGTTGCCATATCAGCAACATTGCGGTAGCTGCTCGCAAGCTCCTTTAACTGCCGCTCAAGAACATCGGCTTGACGTGCATTCTCCGCATAAGCACGCCCACCTTCGGTGGTCGTTGTATCCAGCTCAAGCATTTCTCGGCGAAGTGCGCCGATCACTTCTTGCAGATTTTTCTGCGTAGGTGCAAGCTGACCAGATGCCAACTGTTCGCGCAATGCAGCCGCAAAGCCTTGAGTTGTTGCAGATGCCTGCCTTTGCACCGAGGCCATCTCGACCAAGGTGCTTACATAAAGCTGTGTGTTGCGTGTTGTGAAATTAAGGTCTTCTTGCAGTTCCCGCAGCCTTAGAGACAGGGCAGCCGGTACATCAGGCAGCTCTTCAAGAGATCGCCCACCCAAGCCAAAGCGTTCCTGGTAGGCAGGATCAGATTGAATGCCAGTCCTGGCAACCAGCTCACGCCGAGCTGCGATCCGTGGCGCACCAGCAAGCTGGTTTAGTCGCTGTTGCGCCTCGGCAGCTTGCTCGGCAGTAGCGCGAACATCGCGCAACACTTCTGTGTATGCCTGGAATTGACGCAGTACGGCATCAGGCCGCACCGCCAAGGCTTGATTCAGCGCACTGAAATGCGCTCGGCTGGCCTGCTCTGCTTGATTTAACTGTTGAGTCAGTTGGCCAATGCTCTGAGCAAGCTGCCTATTAACTTGGCCACCCAGCACAGACTGAGCACGAAGCTGTTGAAGAGCGCTTACATGAGCACGAATTGAGGTTTCAGACTGGGAATGAGCGCTTGCTTCGGCAACGATCCCACGCCGCAGCGATTCAATCTCTCGGTCAGTCAGTCGAGCTGCTTGCTCAAACCCAAGAACATCACGCGAAAGCTGAACCCACGCCTCACCACCGCGATTAGTGGAATCTTGCAGCGCTTTGAGCGCTTGAATCGTACCCCTTACAGCTTGATTTGTATTACCAAGAGTCTTTCCATAGTCAATAATTTTTGTTCGCGCATCTTCAATGTCAGCGTCAGCCAGATTAACTGCTTTCGCTAGCTCACGAAATCCACCAGAAATCTTTTTAAGCTCTTCCGCGCCTTGAAACTTAAGTTGGACCAGCAGCTCCTCAATACGGTTTCTAGCCATTGGCTTTCTCCTTATGAAGCTCGGCTAGTGCTGCGGTCTCCATGATTTGCAGGTCTTCCAACATGCCACGCCGGTCCTTGACATCATAAAGCTCAAACATCCCTCCGGCACCCAGGAGCACCTCGTATTTCATGCCGGTATAACCTGCCATGCTGACCTGCCACTGCGTACCCATACGCAGGAACATCATCACCGCTTCCCAGTTGTCTTCCCACACCACGAAGCTCTCAGACTTTGAGGGCTCCTCCTCCTTGGGCAGTATCAGGCCAAATGCCTTGGCATCATCGTCTGTCTTGTCTTCTACCTGCTGCGCCCCACCTGCCCAGTGGACCGCAGCATCCTTTAGTTTCCCTCCCGTGCCGCATTAAAGGTTTCGGTGTACGCCTTCAAGACGCCACGAATCCAGTACGGATCATCAGCAAATTCCTTGACTGCTGCCTGGGAGAACGGAATAGGCTTACCGTCTTCATCATCCATGCCATCCCAGCCGACGAGCACGGCCTGCAGCATCTGCACGTCGCCTTTCTCGCTCAACTTGGCGAATTCACTACGCCCCAGCCGCTTAAAGGTGGCATCAAAGGTGCTGGAGTCAAACGTGCCGCCATCAGAGGGTTCTTCCACTGTGACGGGCCACTTGAAGGTTTTCACCTTCTTTCGGATAAAAGTCATGTGAGGTACTGGACTGCTACAAGCATACAGTCAAACAAAAAAAATGGCTTCACACCCTTGCAAAATGCAGTCAGCAGGCTTGAGCTAAGCAAAAATCAGCATGAATTCATCGTTGCCGTTGGTTGACGGCGTTGCCACATATGGAATCGAAAGGCCTTGGATGCCATCCGTCTCTTCGTAGTCAGGGTCTACCAAGTCAATTCGACTGGATAGCAAGGCCACCAGGTTTCCAGCAGTTCCCCCATGGATGAAAGACAGATCACCTGCTGCTGGGTCGGTTGGGTCTAGGTAAATCTGCCCAGAGTCTTCGTAAAGCAAATCAAAAGAATCCTCGGTCAGTAAAGCGTCAACAAGATCCACCAAGCCACTAAGCGCCGCAGCAAAAAAGTCCTTGCCACCAACCCCAGCCAATGCTGGTGCCTCGATTCCAACGCTGCCATTTACGTCACGACCCGTGATGAATACCTCCTCACGACAGTTGAGCAGGTCACGAAAAATCAATTCGTTGCTCAGATCCATGACAACTGATTGGAGACAGCCACGGAACCCAAGCAGGGCAAAGGCACCTGTATTACCAGCTTTGAAAATACTTGGCGGCCCTTGGTTGGCATATGTCACCGCTGGCAGCGCAGTGTCCGTTGGAGGGTTGTATATCCCGTTGAAAACAAACTCAATAGCTGGTATCGAGCCCAGATCTGCAACTACAGAGCAGGAGCCCCTGCATCCGGTAATACGATGAAGCGTCCCATCAACGTTGTAATAAATAGTTGCTGACTCTGGATTATCGCTAATTGGTTCGTAGACAGTAGAAATATCAATGCTATAAACACTTGTGCTGTCGTAAGTAGTATTACCGTTCAACGGTCGAATTGATGCAACTTTACTGGCACCGGCATAATCAATAATTAGCCCAAGCGTTCCCTGCCCCAGGCCGCCGGTCACTCGAATAATTCGACCAACGTAGACACGCTCAACCGAGCTAGCGCTGCCATCAAGCGTAATTGCATTGACCCCACCGCCAGCCGCAGTGCCTGCAACTGGACCGCTTGTTACCGTTTCACTTAGCGAACACGCCCTCAGCAGTGAGCTGAATTGTGGTGTCACTCCCACTACACCGCTACCTGTCAGCTCAACACTCATTGATACTTCAACACGAGTATTGGCGAGCAACTGCTCCGATGCCCCGTAATACGGGCGCACCGTCTCGCGATCAATTACTTCGCTTTGCAGCGGAATGATTTCCAAGTCAAAAACATGTATGGCATCGAAAGCTCCCGTAGGAGCTGAATCAATGCCATACACGCCCTCAACCTTGGAAAGGATCAGTCGCTTCTTGGTAAGTTGCACCATGATGGCGCTACCGCTGAAGCTACCCTAGGCGAAGACAAGCCTAAACTCGTCATTACCAGCAGTGCTTGGGATCGCCGTGTAAGGCAGCGACAGCATGTGGATGCCATCTTGATCCTGATAGCTGGGGTCGCCGATGTCCACGCGGGTGGACTGCAGCGCCACAATGTTGCCGCCAGTGGTGCCATGGATGAATGAAAGCTCACCCAGGGTGCCGTCAGTCAACGCAGCAGTGAAGTAATCCTTCTGCGCGATGGTCGGC